AAGAATTTATTTTACAGATTCAACAAGTAATTAAATTCGCAACCGATAAAATGAAACTTGTAGATTCTAAAGGTCATTATGAATCAGATGACGAAACAGGTTTTTTCTTTGAACAACTAAAACAGATTCAATTATCTCTTGATGGGATATTTGAAGAGGAGGCTACAGATGACAAAAAAAGAAGCTAAAAAAGTTAATGATGTAAAAGCTGAAATTAAAAAAATAGTAAAAAAGAAAAAACGTAAAGTTTATTTTGGGCAAGAGGTTCAAGACGCTATTGTTGATTATAATTCTTCAATAAGTGATAATGAAAGAAATGTAATTTATGGAACAAGAATACATAAGGCTTTCGATAAACTTGCTGAAAATATAATCAATACATTTAAATTTACTTATTTTGATTATGGGTTTGAAGATATAAAACACGAAGTGGTTGCTTTTATGGTAGTGAATATGCATAAATATGACCACACAAAAGGTTCAAAGGCATTTAGTTATTTTTCTGTAGTTGCTAAAAACTATTTAATTCTTCATAATAATAACAATTATAAAAAGTTAAAAAGTCATGATAAGATGGAAGCATTGGATAGACAACATAAGTCTAGTGGTTTTAACGAATCCGACTATATAACCTTAACAGATGAAATTGTTGAATATTTTGATAACAATATGAACACAATATTTAAAAAAAATAGAGATTTAAAAATAGGATATGCAATTATTGATTTAATGAAACAAAGAGCAGATATTGAAAATTTTAATAAAAAAGCTATTTATATTTTAATTAGAGAAATGACAGACGTAGAAACCACGCATATAACATCAGTTGTCAATGTTTTAAAGAAACATTATAAAAAACTATTGAATAAATACTACAATAATGGCTCAATATTATTTAACAATTCAAGTTCTTTCTTTTAAATACTAAACCCTCTTAAATGAGGGTTTTTTATTTTAACCAATTTCTTACAAATTTAATATTTATATATGAATAAATACATCTATTAGGAGATGATATGTCAGACGATAAAGAAATATTTGAAGGAAAAACCTTTCAAGACTTAACAAAGGACATCTATGAGAACACTACAAAGCGTAAAGTTCAAATAGATTTATTAATATCAGAAATACATGGATTCATTACAACCATTGATGATGTGGTTATGGTAGCTCCTATCATAAAAGAATATATGGATACAGCTGTTAGAAACGATGAACATCTGGTTAAATTAGCTGGTGTACTACAAAGAATTATTTCTAAATCACAAGGTGACTCTGATGAATCAATGTTATTAAGTGATGAAGAAAAAGAAGAATTAATGGGAACACTTCAAGATACTGTAAATGATTTACAGAAAGAAAGTGAGAAACTTGAGGCTACAAAAAATAAAACAATTGATTTAGGGAGTAATTAATGGGTTCAGTATTCGTAACAGATTCAGATAAAACTGTTAAAAGTTTTGGTGGTGTTGAATATCCAGTCCCATTTTATTTACAATTTGTAGCTGGTTATTGTGTAGAATCTATACATTCTGATGAAAGTTTAAGATACAATGGACCTAATAGTATAAACTCAATTATAGCTCTTCCACACCATACTGATAAAGCTTATAAAACTAGAGCTAGTGCTGGTGATGAATATAGATACTACCCTTTATTTAGAACTATGAATGATGTTCCATCTAAAGGAGACCCAGTTTTATTATGCACAATTGGAAAAATAAAATATTATTTAGGACCATTAAATACTACAAATAACTCACCGACTTGGAATGATGACCCATCATTTAGAGGAGACCCAGTATTTACATATGGTGGAACAGACCAACAATTGGGTAAAATTAGTCCAAGAGGAGAAAGAGGAGAGAGTGCTAATTTTAATAAAAATATACCATATAATAGATTAACAAAAAAAAGAAAAAATGGTTTAGATTATGGTGATACTATTTTTGAAACAACCGGTGATACAATAATTGAGGGTAGACATGGAAATAGTTTAAGAATAGGGAGTCGTAGTAATAACCCATATGTGTTTTTATCTAATAAGAGATTTCCAACCAATGATTTGGAAAGTTTAAATGATGGTGGTTTAATAAGTATCACATCACATGGTTCTTTACAACAACATTTTGGAGATTACTATGAAGGGGATTTGCAGTTTTTTAATACTGGTGATGATATATTTAAATTAGCTTCGGATACAATAGAAAGTCCAAATGTAACTATTGGTGAAATTTGGTCAGATTTTAATGGTGGTTCTGAATCTCAAGAAATATATGGATATGGTTTTGAGGATTTTGATGAAGTTGGTGAAGACGCAAATCAAATTCTAATCCAATCAGATAGAATAACTTTAAATACAAAACTTGATGATGTTTTTATTTCATCAAAAAAAGATATTTATATAGGAGCTGGTGAAAATATATCACTTACAGGAAATAAAACTATAACTTTTCAAACACCTAATTTTAATATTGGTAATTCAAATAAAGCAACTATGGAATCTATGGTGTTGGGCGATTCATTAAAAGAAGTTTTAACTGAGATTGTGGCTTTGTTTTCAAAAATTCAAGTAATGACACAACTTGGACCACAAAACATTTTACCAACAACACAACCAGATATACAAAGTATTTCAACTAAAATTGAAAATATTATAAGTACAAAACACAAAATAGAACAAGGATAGATATGAAAAAGAAAACAAATACAAGAAAAACAATAAGACAAATCGTAAGAGAAGAAGTTGCTATGGCGATTCAGGAAGTTATAACTGAATTAAAACAACCTTCACTATCATCAACTGAACAACCAATACAAGAAAAGAAAAACTTTTCATCAAATTCTGTATTGAATGATGTATTGAATGAAACAGCTAATGGTGATTGGAAAACATTAGGTGGTGGGGAGTTTACATCTGATAGAATGAATGAATTGGTTGGTAAACAATATGGTGATATGATGAATACAACACCACAACAAGTTCCATCAAATGACCCAATGAGTAAATTCTTAAATAAAGATTACAGTGAAGTTTTAAAAAAAACTGATGAAAAACAAAAACAAAAATACGGAAAATAAATAATGGGATTGAAACAAAAATTTATTGATGCTAAAATAAATGCGGCTAAAGACTCAGGTGTAACAGAGCCATTAGATACATCAAATGGTTCTTATATTGAGAGAGAAGCTGAGTATGCTGCTCGAGCAATCCTTGAAACATTATCAGAAGCTAATTTAACTATAACACAATTAAAAGCTCCTGTGGTACTTGAGACTTTAAAGACACCTGACCAGCTTGTAAATGTTGAATTGGAAACTTTATTAGGACCATATCAACCTGTTTTAAAAATATTAAAAAAAATTGGTATAGCAGTTCCAGGAATAGAAAGTTTAATAGACAAATTAGAAGGTGAAATAGAAAAAGCCATAAAACCATTATTAATAGGTGGTGCTAAACTAGCTGGATTAGATTTAGAAAAAGATGATGGCGCTTTAGAATCTCGTGGTTATGTTTACATAGGGGAAGACCCTGATTCAGTTGAAGCATTTGATGTTGAGGAAGAAGATGGGCAGGGGCAAAACACAACTGTACATTTATCAATTGAAGATATTGAGGAATTATTATAATGGCTATTAAAGATACATCAAGAAAACCTTTTATTCAAGATAATGATACTAATGTTAAAGTTGGTATTGATTTACCTATCAGAAGAGATGCTGGATTAGATGGATTTTTTGCATCCACTTCAACAACCATTGAAGCTGTGAAAAACAATATAAGAAATTTATTACAAACCAATGAGGGTGAAAGATTTTTTCAACCAAATTTAGGTTTAAATTTGAGAACAATTTTGTTTGAACATATTAATGATGAAAATTTAATTGGTGTACAAAATTCTATATTAGATAAAATTGAATTTTGGTTACCTTTTGTAGAGGTACAAGATATTCAAGTTTTAAGTAAAGATAACACTACAGACGTAGGAGCAAATGAAATAAGAGTTAAAATATTATTTAACATTAAACAGGACCCAAACACTTTAGATTCAATAACATTAGATTTTTCTAGTGATATATCAGAAACAGAGTCTTCCGTGTCAAGTGGTGGTGGATATTAATTGGAGATAAAAAATGCCAACATATGGTAAAGAGAATTTTAAAGAATCAAATGTAAATTATTTAAATAAAGATTTTAGTGCATTAAAACAATCATTAATGAATTACGCAAAATCTTATTTTCCAAACACATATAGAGATTTTAATGAAACATCTCCTGGTATGATGTTATTAGAAATGAATGCTTATGTTGGTGATACATTATCATTTTATATTGATAAACAATATAAAGAATTGTTATTACCATTAGCTGAAGAGAGAAGAAATATAATTACAATGGCTAAAATGTTTGGTTATAAAGTAAAACCAATTGTTCCCTCTTATGTTAATTTAACTTTTACTTCCAATGTTAATGCTTCAAGTGGTGATGTGTCAAAGGTAGATTATTCAAATGCTGGTGTATTTAATCCTGGTATTCGAATTGTATCATCTACAGATTCTAATACTACTTTTGAAACATTACAGCCAATTGATTTTAAAATAGAGAATAATGTTGATACAGAAACAATTGGAACAACAGATTCAACTGGTTTGGCTTCAACTTACACATTATCAAGAACTGTAAAAGCTGTAAGTGCTATTGAAAAAACAATTACATTTCAAGTTGGAGTACCTGAAAAATTTAAAACATTTATTATACCCGACACAAATGTTATTGATATTATTTCTTGTATAGATTCAAATAATGTTAATTGGTATGAGGTTGATTATTTAGCACAAGATAAAGTTCCAATTGGAACTCATTATACTGATGATGGTGATAGACCAACAGCTTATATGGATTTTAATGGTAATATATCGGAAGAGGCTGTCCCATATTCTTTAACATACATAACATCTCCAAAAAGATTTACTCGTGAAACAAATACAGATAACACAACATCATTGGTATTTGGTAATGGTGTGTTGAAAGATGGTACAAACGGTACGATTGACCAGGGATATATTGATATGGAACAAATTGGAATTACAATACCAGGACAAGCAAATGATTTAAATAGTGCTATAGACCCATTGTTGGGTAATGAGTATTCAACACTTGGTGAAACACCAAATCAAACTACTTTAACTATAACTTATAGAGTAGGTGGTGGAATTAATTCAAATGTTCCAAGTGGTGATTTAACATCAGGTACAACGGATATAACAACAATAACACCAGTTATTGGTACAGCTACTTTAACGAGTGTGACAAATAACTCAGCAGCTCGTGGTGGTAAAGATGAAGAAGATACTTTAGAAATAAAAGAAAAAGCAAAAGCTTTTTTCTCAACACAAAACAGATGTGTAACAAAAGAAGATTATGAAGCTAGAGTTATGAACATACCAGCAAAGTTTGGTAACATAGCAAAAGCTTATGTTGCGAGAAATGTTGAAGGTGAGTTTGGTTATGATAGAGAATCAGTTCTAACAGCTTTATCTAATTTTACTACTTATAGAGGTGATATTGAGGGAAGAATTGTAGATGTAGTAAGTAGGGCTGACTATCTTTTAGATAATGAAGGAGTAGAAGGTACTCTTCCAGACCTAAGAGAGAATGCTAACTACCTTAAACGACTTATACAAGATGGTGGTGATTATGCAGGTGGGAATTTTGGTATGCAAGAATACATCACTAATATAGGAGAATTGATTCCAACAAGTGAAGATTCTCTTAATTTATCATCAATAAACATATATGCATTGGGGTACAATAATAAAAAACAATTAGTTGGTAATCCACATTTTACGAATACACAATTACCAACCACATTAACATCAAATATAAAAAATTATTTAGAAAATTTTAAAATTTTAACTGATACGGTAATAATTAATGATGGGTACATTATAAACTTCGGAGTTATTTTTGATGTAATTGCTGAAAAATATGCAAATAAACAAGAAGTAAAATTAAAATGTATACAAAAAATTAAAGATTATTTTAGAATAGAAAAAATGCAATTCAATCAACCAATTTATAAAAGTCAATTAGAATTTGAATTGATGGGTGTAGAAGGTGTTCGTTCTATTGGACATGTAACAATTACACAAAATGTAGATTATTTCCCATCAGCAAATGATGAAGAATTAACCTCACCAACTTATACTTATTCGTTCGATGCTAATGCTGGTGTAGACGCGGATGGTGCTTTCATTGACCAATCGGGCACAAATGGTGAAGGTACAGTTGGTTATAATTATAAATATAATTTTGAAGGAGCACTATCAGCTGATGGTACAATTATAGTTCCACCACTCGTAACTACACCAACGGTTTTTGAATTAAAGAATCCAAATCAAAACATACAAGGGAGAGTTAGATAATGCATCATTTTATTTTTCCATCACAAGACACATGGGTTTCAAGTGGTTCAAATACTACAACTGGTGAAACATTTAGAGACCAAAACTTTGGTAGAGACCAAATATTAGAAGTTAAAAAGTTTTTTTATAATAATTCATTTGACCATCAAACGAGAGCGTTGGTTAATTTTAGTGGAGATGAATTTACCGAGTTATCTAAATCGGTATCTGATGGCACGATAGCCTCTAACGCTAAATATTATTTAAGACTTTATGAAGCTGAGGGTAATTCGGAAATGACTGAAGAGTATAAATTAGCTGTTCAACCAATATCACAATCTTGGGTTGAAGGTACTGGTAAGTTTACAGACAATCCAAAAACAACAAATGGATGTAGTTGGGAAAATCGTTCTAATCCAATTGGTGGAAACGCTCTAACTTGGAGTAACGCCGATGGTAGTAATAATTATGGTGTGTCTGTATATTCGGTTAGTTCATCTACTCAAACTTTTTCAAACCAATCACCAGATGTAAATGTTGATGTAACAGATATGATGAATATGTGGCTAGAGGGTAGAGGAGTAAATTATGGAATGTTAGTTAGTTTTAGTGGTAGTCAAGAAACAGATGAAACAACCTTTGGACATTTAAAATTCTTTTCAAGAAATACACACACAATTTTTTCACCACAAATAGAAGTTCGTTGGGATGATTCATCATTTTCTACGGGTTCATTAAATGAATTGACAATGAGTGGATTGGCTGATAACTTTTTATATATGCAGGGGTTAAGAGAAAGTTATAAAGTTGGTGAACGAGTTAAGTTTAGAATTGGTGCTAGAAAAAGATATATTCAAAAATCATTCTCAACATCAGTTCAAACCGTTACTGGTTCATTTATAACCAATAGTAGTGGTTCATATGCGATTAAAGATTTAGCTACCGATGAGTTTATTGTTCCATTTGAAGATTTAACAGGAACAAGTTATACAAAACTTAGTTGTGATAGCAATTCAAATTATTTTATTCAATATTTGGATGGATTTTATCCTGATAGAGTTTATAAAATTTTATTGAAATTAAAATATGATGATGGGCAAGAGCAAGTATTTGATGATGATTTCGAATTTATAGTGAAAAGGAAATAAGTTATGAGTGATTTAACAGCACAATATTCAGGTGATGAGATAGTATTGTATGAACGATTATTAGATTTAATCGCTGAAGCATTAATAGTTAGTGAATTTGTTAATACAACGGATGTTGAAAATAATCAAAAATTTATCCTTAATGGTCAATTACAAGTAGGACAAGGTTCAGGTGTTTTAGCACTTTTTCAAAAAGATATAAAAGCTAATCAAGAGGATTTAAACAATACTACTTTAAACAACGAAGCCGTTGCAGAGAATTTAATCCAAATAGCAATTAATCTTAATTTTGATGAATTAAGCACTCCACCAATAAATGTTCAAGGGGGTGGTGAGTTTGGTGTAACGATAAGTATTAATGGTGGTGGTACAGCATACAATGGTTTACCTATTACTAATTTAGTTGTAGCTGATGGTAATCCATTGAATGTAAGTCAATTCGTACCAATACAAAAAATAAAATCTGTAGTAGATATTGATAAAGCTGAAGAATTTCTCGATACAAACATTTATGAATTATTACCAACTAGTGATACAAGACAATCAAGAATCATTAGATTGTTTCAGGAATTAAATGCACTGCTTCCACCAACCCCACCTGAATTTGATTTGGATAATGATGGTGCGGTTGATAGAGATGAAACAACCAATTGGAGTGGTGATACTCAATATCAACAAGATAATAGTATTTCATATGCACAAGATAATCAAGATGGAAACATTGATGAAGATGATGCATTTATTCATAGATTAAAAAAAACAGCAAATGATGCAAATGTAACAAAAACTATTGAAGATATTTACAATTCCATTCTTCCATATTTAACTGATTTATTGGAAGACCCAATTGAATTAGAAGATATGCCAAAATATAAAAATCAATCAAGTGGATATTTACAATTTAGAAATTTAAATCAAGGTGTGATAATCAGAAATACTAATAAACAATTTATAGAAGGATTGAATCCACAAAATCCTACTTGGAATACAAATGGATTTACTACAACAATGTGGGTAAGATTTTTAGATAAATCATCGGAAGGAACATTGTTTAATTTTGGTAATCCAACACGAATAATTGACCCATTTGGTTTTAGATTAGAAACCTATGTATTGAATAAAGATGATGGTGATTTAGCTCAAATGAATTATTCAAATTATGGTGAAGCTGCCGATTATATAAATCCATCTCCAGGAAGCAACCAGCCAAGAGACCCTAACTATCCACTTATTTATGAAAATTCAAACACCGCTCGTTTCGTTAGACTTGTGGTAAATGATAATGGAACATTAAGAGATTCACATGTAGGAACTGGTGGTGGTTCAAAGATGAATACTATATGGGTAGATGAAAATAGTACATACTCAGAAAGGTTTAGAAGATTACAAACAACATTCATACCTGAAGATTTTCAAGAATGGTATTTCATATGTGCATCATTTAATCCAAATGTAAAAGAAGATGAATCATTTGGACAAGCATACGATGGTGAAGAATATGATAACAACACTAACTTTTGGTTAAATCATATTAACCCAGATGATGGTTTATATACTAATTCTTCTAATTACGGAAATAAATGTAAGGTAGAAATAATTTCACGAAGTGACTTATTAAGAGCTCGTGGTTTTAATTCATAGGAATTTAAACAATGGCTGATGAAAATAATAAAATAAATCCAATTGGACTTACAAATAGAACTGAAGACAATACTGGAGGTATTGGAGATGGTACAACCCCAACACCAAATCCACCAAGACCAAGACCTGATGGTGGTCACAATGATGATGGTCATCACCACCATAATCATAAACATAATGGTACTGGAGATGGTTTAGATGGTTTAGATGGAGAAAATGGTGATGATGGTGATGTATTTGGAGATGGTAGTGGTCAAGAAGAAGGTGGTGGTGGTGAAGATTGTTTCGTTGCTGGAACAAAAGTTAAAATGTCAGATGGTTTGGAAAAAAACATTGAAGACATTCAAATTGGTGAAGAAGTTTTTTCATATAATATTCATACAAAAAAATTAGAATTAAAAAAAGTAACTGAATTATACACACAAGTTCATGATTTGGTTGGTGGTGACATTACAGTAAAAACAAGATTCAATAATGGTATTGAGCTTCACAATACAATTGCAAATCCATTTTGGTCTAAAGATAAAGGGTTTGTAGCAGCTGATGCTGAAAGATGTAATATAAAAAATCCCTGGGTTAAAGAAACCAATAAAGGAAAAGATACCAAACAGTTAAAAGTCGGTGATACATTGTATCATTACAATGGTAAAGAATTACAAGAAGTAATGGTTACTGAAATTGAACATATTTTAGAACCATACATTAGAACATATGATATAAAGGTTCAAGACAACCATACTTTTTTCGCTAATGGTATATTGACTCATAACTCTGGTGGCGGCGGCGGTGGTAACTATGGCTGTACTGACTCTCAAGCTTGTAATTATAATTCAAATGCTACAATAGAATTTTCTCCATCTAACTGCTTTTATGAATCCCTATGTTCAGATGGTATATCAACGGAATGTCCCGATGATTGTCCAGAAATTGAAGTTGAGCTTTTATGTTGTTTACCTAACACACAACAAGGTACTCTGAATATTGGTAATATAGATTGGGACGAATTAACTATTCCGAATTGGACACCATCAGTTGACGATTTCTCAGATGAGGATTTTTATTATGGAGACGAGATAGGTAATACAGGAAATGTTTATAATACTGACGCTTGTAATCAAATGGATTGTTCACTAGAACTAGGTTTTAGTAAGGTGCACTTTGATGGTCAATGTATTGGTCCTATAGGAAAATATGGAAAATTTGGCCATAATGTTGTTTTTAATTATTATCATTATAAAGGTCAATATGTTATAGAAGGAGCGAACCCAATATTAGATACCGCACATTATCCATATGTTAATTATCAGACCGCCTTCCCAAGAACATTGGAATATATAGATAATGGAATACACGATGGTAACCTTGATGAGATTGACAACAAATATTATGACCCTATGCTAATAGGAGAATATTCTTCTGGTGATTTTTTAAATGATGCAGAAGAGTATGAACCCGGTATGACTGAATATGACAATGGTATTTTTAATCAAGTATTTGATAGATTTCAAATGGGTGTGGATAAAGAACAAACAGAATTATACAATTTACCAATTTATCAAACATTAACCTGTGATGAAGTTGAAGGACACCAAGCTATTGATACTGAACAATATCAAGGTACAAGAGCAGATTATGATTTAGGAAAAGGATTTGTAAAATCACCATTTATTACCAACAACTTCTATGATAACTTCAATGCATTACAGGATACTAATGTTAAAGGTATTGATTTTTGTGGAGGTAATGAGTTGGTTAATGAAGCTTTTAATTTGTTAGAAGGTAATCCATTATTTGTACAAATATTAATTGTTATACTTTCACAACATTCAGCTCAAATTTGGTTTCAAGACATTGATGAAGATTGGCAAATACCAAATTCAGTAAATGGATTTGGATTAAATAATAGTCCTGTTAGTAGTGATATAGTTGGTGATGAAGCAGTAGATTATATTCAAAATTACTTTTCAGAAGAAATCAGACTTACTAGAGATGTATTAATAAGAGCAGGATTTCCTCTACCACCAGTTACAATATATGGTGCAACTGGTGGTTATGATAATATGTGTGATGGTATAGGGGAATCATATTTACAATTAGTTGAAGAATTTATTATTTATGTATCAACAATAACATTCTTTGGAGATTTTTTAATTCCAAATGTAGATATTGAACCAACGATGAAAAATGAATTAAATGTATTAAGTGGAATGGATTTAAGAGAAGAAAGTTTAGATGCTTGTAATTACATTGAATTTATGGTTTTACCAGGTGGGAATACATTGGGTGATGGAATTTATTATAAAGGTAATGAATTACCTGATATGTATTTTCAATTACCACATGGAAACGAAGGTAACACTGAACAGAATGATATGACAAAAGAAACTTATGTAAGAACTTTTAATTGTAATACAGAATTAAATCAAAATTTAAAATTTAGTAAAATGAGAGCCGTGTGTAAAGATGGTTCATCGGTTGAAATGGCACAAGCTGGTGATGGTAATGGTGCTGAGACTATAAAGTATTATCCAGCATACACTGGTGATGAGTTTTTCAATACTGGTGTGGAAGCTTGTAATTCACAATTAAAATCAAATTCAAGTCAAGATTTATATTATTTATCAGACAATGATAAAAAAGAATCATTAGGTATTTTCTTTTATGACAGTGAAAATAAAGGTTCAGAAAACTTTGTTAATACCAAAGATGATTCTTTTGAACAATATTCTTTACTAAATGGTGTTAGAAATCCTAATGGTAGAGATATTTCTTATAGATATGAAACTGACGCTTTCCAATCTAATGGAGGTTATGGGTTGCATAATCTTTATGAAGCGGAACATTGGTCAATAATTAGTTCTGATGTTGATGGTTATGATAGGACTGACAGTTATTATTCAAATAGTGTTGCACCATATTGGTCACTTCAAAATTCTGAATGTTTTTCACTTGATAAATGTTTAGTAATAGATACTATGAGATTTTATACAAATAATAATACTAATCAATATGATTACAGACAAGGTGTTACTACTTATATAAACAGAGAAGATATTTCAGACAATGCACGAAGAAAAAAATATCAATTTAAACTTTCTTTTATGATGAAAACAACAGACGTATATGATGGTGTTAATTTAAAAGATACTGGAATACATACTGCTTTAGAATTTGATGACGCAACTTCATATAATGGTGGTTATGTCTATGCTAATGAATTGATAAATAATTATAAATCATCACAATGTTCACCATATGGTAAAAATAAAAATCATTACTCAAATATTTTAACAGAAGAAAAATATTGTAGTTCAACTCGTGCTTCATTTACAAACAATGTAATGGATACTTGGGAAAAAATGGAATATGTTTTTGAAGTTAATAAAGATATTAATTTTAAAGAATTTAATGGTTTAAATTTATTTATAGTTCCATTGGAATTTGCAAAAATTGATGAAAATTTTTATGTTGGTGGTTTACAGGACCAAATGGACACCTTTCAAACATATATGGAATCAAATACTTCTAAAATTTTAGTAGATAATATAGAATTTAAAGAATCATTTGATTTTCATACTGATGTTGATGTAAGAAAGAAAAAAGGACCAAATGATTATGGACTTGTTAGTTTAACAGAATACTATGATAGATTTAAACCAAATGTTAACATTGAAGAATATAATGATACACTTGCTCCATTGGAAGTCCAATTTTATTTTTATCCAAGATTTTCTTATGATGATGTATTATCACCAAATAGAGAAATACTTTTAGAACAATTTGTTAACGAACAATTTTATATTAGTGATGTTGATTGGGGAGATAATTCATCCATTGAATTTACTAATGAACCTAAAAAATTAGGTCCAAATATTATGATTAATCATACATATGAACAAAGTGGAATATATGAAATAAAAGGAACTATGTTCAGAACGGTAGCAGAAAATTATAATTATAGTTTTAATCCAAATAATATAAGTTATGAAGGAAATTTAGGTGTTGGTTATAATCAAAAATTTACATTAAAAATTAATATTAACGAAGGATTGGATGAAGATTTTAAATATTTCGGAACTGATGGATTTTCATTTATACCATATAAAAATTCTACACCAATAATTGGTGGTTACTCTGAAGAAAGTATTTATTATAAATCATTAAAAAGAAATCTTGGTATTGTCGGACAAACTGAAACAGATATTAACTTACTTTCCGAAAATGATTTAGCTGACAAAGACTTTCACGTTTATCCAGATAGAGACGGTAGTTCATCTGTAGAAACTACATTGGGTGGTGATAGCGGTTGGTTTAAAATAAATTACGTTGAAGGTGATTCAGAATATCTTATGACTTATAATGTGTTTGTAACTCCTAATACCACATATGTGGAATCATTTGAATTAAAACACGATAATACACTTGATTCATTGAATATAACATTTTGGAGTTCTGATTTAGATGAATTTGGAGTATCATTAGGTCATAATGATGTTGCTGCAACAATTGAGGATTTGGGTACAGATAGTGATGGAAACATTCATAAAAGAATATCTGCAGAATTTACAACAACAGAATATCATATTAGAATAAGAGCTATTGATTTTAGAAGTGTTGTTGGAGATTTTACATTTTTAGCAGTTAAAAATATTAGTTTTGGTAGAACAATAATAGAAGATAATTTAGTGAATGTTAACTTTTCTAAAATATCAGATAGATTAAAATCAGAAATAGCTTTCCAAAAAATGGATAGTTCATTAATTAATACTGAAGCATTTGATTTATTAAACTATTATCAACAACCAGCAAATAATGATTTTGATGACTCAACTGAGTATTTATTAACATTACCATTTCCAAGATATTTTCAAGAATTTGACATACTTAATATAAATGATTTAACTCCTGACACAGTTCAAGTGTGGGATAATTTTGGTAGACCTGATATAGCAGATGTGGTTCTTAAAAATTTAACAGATAACCCTCCAATTCAATCTGTTGATACTTTTTATGGAGAACAATTTGAAGATACTAATGCCGATTTTTTAGCAACTTTACCATTTCCACGATATTTAGAAGAATTTGATATTAATGGTGATGGTGACTTAAATATTATAGCTGGTGGTGGCACCGAAGGGGATTTATTACTTTGGGGTATGACTCCAGCTTATAGGGGGGACATATCGGATATGTTGTTTAACCTATTACAGAATATTTCTATTGAGGAAAGTGGTTTGAGTAACTTTTATACTTTTCCTAATTATGTTTTTAATTGGAATAGTCTTTCAGATATACCTAATTATAATGAAAATACTGAGGGTAATACATTACCTGTATTAAGTGAAAGTGATACTTATAATCCTGCAGAAGTTTATATAAATCCAACTGTAGAAAATCAAACGGAACAATACACAGGAAAACAATATACTGGTTTTAGCGATGAACTTGGAAAATCACTTGGTGATGTGGATATTCAGAGTGTAAAATATTATAATACACCAAAATCAATTTGGGAAATGTTTGGATTGGAATATGAAGATTTTGTTTCATTTGGAAATCCAGAATCACCAAGATATTGGAAAAACATTATTCCTGAAGATTACTCTATTTATAATAGAGAAGGGATTAATTTAAATCCAATAGCAGATGCAAAAGAATTTTATGAATTAAATGAAGTGTTGTCACCTGAATATTTTTCAGGAGATGTAATGGGTTGGTTTGTATGTGCACAAGGTGATGAAAATTGTCAAAGTAAATATGTAAATGGGGCTGAAGCATATGCTTTTCAACAAACTCCTAATAGTGATTGGGAGTGTCCTGGTGAGTTTAATGGTAATTGTGATAATATAAATAAAATATATCCTAACACGAATTATAATCTTATGACATTTGTACCAAATACAGTTGAGTTTTGTCACCCATTACTTGGATGTACAGGATTTGATAAAGGTGAGGGAATTATGTTAGAGGGGCCAATGAATTATGACCAATTTGATTTTAATGTAATATACACTGGACTATTTATGGAATTAAAACTCTCTACAATAATTTTAGATAGTTATTCGGAACAAGAGTGGTTAGATAATTATTACTATCCTGTATTACCAAGATATGGAATAGATGGAAAATTTATAGAAAATGATTATCCAAATAACAAGATACCATTTCCATTGGAAGGTAATGTAACCAATACAGAAGAAACTGATACAAATTTAATACTAAATTTATCAACTGAATTAGTTGAAAACAATGTATTTGATGACATTAGTGGAAAAAGTAATAAAGGATTTGTTATAAGTGACTTTAAACCAAAATTTGATAATGAATCATTGGAAATTAAAAAAACAAAAAATATGAATAGAATTAAAACTAAAAAATCAAATGGGGCATTTTAATGGCCAAAATACAACAATTTAAAAATAAACCATCTCCAGGTTCATTTGGACAATATTATTATGAAAATGATGATATGAATAATTTTCAATCAGTTGAACAGTCGGATAGTATTAAAAAACCATTTGATAAATACTCAGATAAAAGTTTACATTCATCTGTAGTTTCAGATGAAACGAGAGATTATATTGTTGGAAATAAATTAAGATTTGTTGGTGTTAGTGGTATAAGAATAAATAATTTACAAGTAAAAGAAAACAGTACCTCTAATACACATATAAATACGGATTTTCGTGGTTTTATTTGTGATAGAAATACTTTTGATTGTTTTGATAATAATAATGATATAAGAGCATATCGAACTATTGATGATTTTTTTAGAGAAACATCAGAAGACCCCATTACGGATTATGAAACGTGCCAATTTTTTAGACTTAAACCTGGTAACATAGATAATAATGGGGAACCTGATTTAAATTTTTTAGAAGGTAAAAACATTATAAAAAATCTATCACCAGATTTAAGTTCTGAATTACAATTACAAAGTGGTGATTATTTAAGTCCAATCGACAGAAATATAGATACTGGTATTGAGAATATGATTGCTACGGGTTCTAGTTTATGGGATTCAGGTGTAGATAAAGGTAACTTCATTCCTTTTAGACCAAATGATGATATTACTACTCCTGAACAGAGACTTACAAGTATTTTTTCAGAAGATGTTGATAACGATAATTATATACAAATCGTCATATGGTTAAAATCAAATAATGGTAATGGTCGTTCTAGAAAAAGAAGATTTTATGTTTTAAAAGTTAATCCAAATGAGTTAATGAACTTAGAAGATACGCCAGCTACTCCTGGTGAATTAGCCAATGTACCAATTGTAGTATCTCATGGTGATGGTATGCTACACCGTGATGGTCATGAGACTAAAAGTAATAGTGACTGTGATAAAGCAGCTTGGTATATATCAAATTTATCAGTTACTTTTAATTTAGACGCTGGTGTTTCAGCTGATAGTTTTCCAAATGTTGACGACAATATTCTCAATGAAGTAGAACCTAGAAATCCAATTAGTGAAAATAATTTTGATTTTGATTTTACTTCTGTTAATATTTTTCAAGAATCTTTTACATCTGCAACTGCATTTCAAGTAAACAGCTTGGATGAGTTAAATGATAATTTATGGAGAAAAAACTTTACACCATTTTCTCAAATTACAATTAATAATAGATTAGATAAAAACTTACAAGGATTTAAAACTGATGATTTGAATAGACAGATTTGTTCATCACCAACAACTGTTGAATTAAATGTAAATATTGCGCGATATAATCATAATGATAATCAAGTTTTTGTAGAAAAAGAGTTCCCATATTTTGTTTCACCACATTATAAAGTTTGTATTGTTCACTGGAATGATGTGAAAGATGAATTTAAAACAGTTCAAGATGTGTTTGATAAAAAACCTACAAATTCTAATGAAATAATAACTGCTCAAGATAATAATACTTTTATTTTTAAAGATTATAATGAAAGTTTTATTAACGATTATACCACACCTGGTATTAAAAAAATTAAAATATTGGTTTTTAACTATGTTGAATATCAAAATAGTACTTGGTTAAATGAATATAAAAATAGTGCACTACCACCATTTAATAAAATTGAACCAATAAGATATAAATTATTAACATCGAGAATATTTTTAGATATACCAATAAGTGAGTTTGAAGATTTTGGTGAATTAGGTGGAAGTGATTATAGAACAATACCATGGCCTCATGTAAATCCAATACTTGGTGGTATTAATAAAGATTCAAAATATTTAAAATCAATTGATGATATATTGGGTGGTGGTAAGATTGGAAATCAAGATATAATTGATGAAACACTTTTACTTGAAGCTAAAGAAAATGATGAACTTGGACAAAACATAGAAAAATTAGATTTAGAACAAGTTAGATATTTTAATAAAAGTTATGATATAGGTGAATTATTAAACATTAATGAAATTGGAACAACAATAGGAAATAATGTTTATTTGGAAAATAGTTATTTATCTGAATTATTAACACCTGAATATTATGAACAATTTGATGTTAATGAAGATGGAATGATAACAAACGAAGATATTGATATTTGGAATAATTTTTATGCAAGACCTGATATAGCTAACGAAGTACAAACTATACTTAATGATATTCAAGAATGGAATGAATTGCCTGCAGCGGGAATATTGGTTGGGACGATGAGGGTATCACATCCGGATAATGTTGATTATGAGGGGTTCTGGATTCAGTCTCAATATTGGAATGGTGAATTAGGAACATGTACTTCAAATGATAATGAATTTGGAGAATGGGATGTATTATTTCCTCCTGGCAACTATGATTCATCTGTAGAAATGGGATTTCCATATGGAACTGAAAGATTACCAGAAGATGCATGTGACGTTTATTTTCCAGAATTTTGTCAAAACAGAAGTTGTACGGTTGTTGAAGTTTCAGAATGTAATAGTAATTATAATTCGGGTATGCGTGTGGCTTATGATTGTTATAACCCTAAACCACCAATTGAAACCATCATGCCACCCACGATTGCAGATGAAGGTTTACTTTTTGAAAATAATCTTGTAGATAATGGTAATTTTAATCAAGGTAATGGAATTAATCTTATTGGAAATCCTATTCCAACAAGTGATGAATTTTATCTAGCATCACCACACACTGCAGAAAATATAACAGAATTTAACAATACAGAAAACGCTATAGAATTTACAATGGGTTACGAAGCTACTTGGGGTTGGTATGTTTATAATAAAAGTTTAGAATTAGAAAATGTTCCAATTATAATTGGTCAAGAATATATAGTAACATTTAAATGGAAAGTTGAAAATTTTATAGATAATGATTTTAGTAATTTAAGATTCCAAATAACAGATGGAGATGGTGGAAATAACATTACATCAACACATATTTTAAATAAATCTATACTTGATGAATCTAATGGATATTATGTTTTTGAACATACATTTGTTGCAACATCTGAAGGTAATCAAAAATGGTTTAGAATTTATAATCCTACTGGTATGATAAACATTCCTGCAAAAGTATATTGGAAAGAATTATCTTTACAGGAAAACCCTTCAACTGGAGGAACTATTTTATTTAATGGTAATTTTTCTACTGGAGATTTGAGTGGTTGGAATATTGGTGGTAATGTGATATTCCTTAATGGTGGGATAAGAATACTTTCAAATAATAATGGTGACCTTTCATATGCACAACAACAAGTATTAACACCCGGTAAAGAATATAAATTCACATACGATGTAATAGATATTTCTTCTACTGGTAATACAGATAATAATATGCATCTTGAAGTGGGAGGACCTGATATAGAAATACCTAATACTTTACCAACTGATGAACCTTCTACAGGAAATTCAATGACTTTTACAGCTAATCAAACAATGTTTACAATAAAAAGGGGAGGCAGCAATACAGTTGTTACCTTTGATAATATTATATTACAAGAATATGAAGACACTTATGTTACAACACCTGAATTATCAGGATGGAGTATTAGTCATTCTCCTAATACGGGTAATACAATATCTTTAAG